GTTCTACCGGGAACACCAGGACGCGATGGATGCCGGCTCCGTGATCGCCTGGCCAGAGCGGTTCAATCAGGACGAGGCCTCCGCCATCCAGCACGCCATGAACCTCCGCCTGCAGAATGAGGCTGCATTCTTTGCGGAATACCAGAACGAGCCGCTGCCGGAGGCCACGGGAAGCATCGACGAACTCAGCGCCGACCAAATCGCTGCCAAGCTCAATCACATGCCTCGTCACTTGGTCCCCATCGGATGTAATCACCTGACGATGTTTGTTGACGTGCAGGGAAGTCTGCTTTACTACGTCATCGCAGCGTGGGAAGACGACTTCACGGGATACGTGATTGACTACGGTTCATTTCCAGACCAGCATCGCCCCTACTTTACGCTGCGGGACGCACGCCTGACGCTGGCGGCAGCAACAAAAGCCAGTGGTCTTGAAGGTGCCATTTACGCTGGTCTGGAACGCATCAGTGCGCAGCATCTTGGCCGCGAGTGGCGACGCGACGATGGTGCGATGCTTCGGATCGAGCGCTGTCTCGTGGATGCCAACTGGGGTGCCAGTACAGATGTGGTTTATCAATTCTGCCGACAATCGCTACATGCCGGTATTGTAATTCCGAGCCACGGGCGTTTTGTCGGAGCCTCAAGTCAGCCATTCTCGGAATACAAGAGAAAGCCAGGCGACCGAATCGGGCATAATTGGCGGATGCCGAATGTTGCCGGCAAACGCGCCGTTCGTCACGTTGTCTACGACACTAATTTCTGGAAGACGTTCGTCTACACTCGTCTCGCTGTGCCGATGGGAGACCGAGGCTGCCTGTCGATGTACGGTGATAACTCGGATTTGCATCGACTCTTCTCCGAGCACATCTGTGCGGAGTACCGCATCAAGACGGAGGGACGAGGCAGAACAGTGGATGAATGGAAACTAAGGCCGGAACGCGCTGACAATCACTGGCTCGACGGTCTTGTCGGATGCGCGGTTGCCGCATCCATTCAGGGTGCAATTCTGGACAGAGCCGGAGCACCCGTTGCTGCGGTGAAGCGGGAAAGAATCAGCTTTGCCGAACTGCAAAGGAGGCAGCGACCATGAGTGTCTCTGAAACAACCAGGCACAATCGCGGTATCGAATGCCAGCAATGTGGCTGCCGACAATTCTACACGACTCACACGGAGCCACTTCGTGATGGCCGGATTCGACGGCGCAAAGAGTGTCGCCACTGCGGAAGGAAACTCGTTACCTTTGAGAGCTCCGCAAAGAGTGAACACCCCCGAAACTGATACCGGTAGCACAAAAACAGAAAATCTTTGGCGGTAGCGCGCAGACACGATTCGTCGCGGCATACGTAACCCCGGGGAGCGGACACTTCGACATCAGTCGAAGGATGCTTGACAGCTCCCCGTTACCCTGCCTCGCTCTGAAGAGTTCGTCATGTCGGAAGACCTTGATGCAGTTCTCCGAGAAAACGCTGAGGGGCCCGCGAAGGCGTCCGGTGACTCAGGATCAGTGGAGCAGCACAAACTCACGGACCAGATTGAGCTGGACAGATACCTTGCCTCCAAGGCCGCAGCGAAAACGAAGCGTCACGGATTGGTGGTGAAGAAGTTTGTGCCGCCGGGAGCTGACTAATCATGTTCCCTCGAATCGCAAAAATGCTTACAGCGCTGCTGGCACCTCGGCAAACCTCACGTTCGGTTCTGCGTGTCGTTCAGGCTCGCTACGACGCTGCAGCCACCAACAGCGAAAATCGGCGGCACTGGGCAAACGCAGACGGGCTGTCGGCGAACGCAGCCAACAGCCCGGAGGTTCGGCGGATTCTCCGCAATCGCGCTCGGTATGAGGTCGCCAACAACAGTTATGCTCGAGGCATTGTGCTGACTCTGGCACATGACGTGGTCGGTACGGGCCCGAGGCTCCAGTTACTGATTGCTGACACAGATGCGAGCGGACGAATCGAGCGAGAGTTTCATCGTTGGGCGAGCGCAGTGGGTCTGGCTGAAAAATTGCGAACCATGAGAATGGCACGGGCTGAGGACGGAGAGGCGTTTGCAATTCTTACCAGCAATCCGGTTCTTCCAACCCGTGTAAAAATGGACCTTCGCCTGGTGGAGGCAGATCAGGTCGCGACGCCAAATCTTGCCGTACGGCAGACGGGAGCAGTGGATGGAATTGTCTTTGACAATTCCGGAAATCCACTGGAGTACCACGTATTGAGGCAGCACCCCGGCGATGGTCATCTCCTGAAGGATGGGCGATCGGACCATGAACGCGTGAGTGCAGGTTCTGTGATCCATTGGTTTCGGGTCGATCGTCCCGGGCAAGCTCGAGGCATCCCAGAGATCATGCCGGCGTTGCCTCTGTTCGCTCAGCTTCGCAGATTCACACTGGCGGTCCTTGCTGCTGCGGAAACAGCCGCTGATTTTGCTGGCATCCTTTACACAGATGCGCCAGCGAATGGCGAAGCTGATGCCGCTGAGCCTTTCGAGCCAATTGAGCTTGAGAAACGTGCTCTGCTGACTATGCCTGGCGGATGGAAGATGAGCCAGTTGGAAGCAGAACAGCCAGCAACCACCTACGCCGAATTTAAGCGAGAAATCCTCAATGAAATTGCCCGTTGTCTCAACATGCCAGCGAACGTCGCGAGAGCGGATTCTTCGGGCTACAACTATGCCTCTGGACGTCTCGATCACCAGACATACTTCAAAGCGATTCGGGTTGAGCAGTCGCACCTCGAATCCATCGTGCTGGAGCGAGTCCTTGCTGCATGGCTCGATGAAGCCGCTTTGATTCCCGGACTGCTGCCGGACGGACTGCCCCCAATCGAGAGTTGGGATCACCAGTGGTTCTGGGACGGCCACGAACATGTGGATCCCGCCAAAGAAGCCAACGCTCAGGCCACTCGCCTTGCCTCGTTCACCACCACACTCGCCGACGAATACGCTCGCCGAGGTCAGGACTGGGAAACGCAATTGAGGCAACGCGCAAAAGAACTCGCGCTGATGCAGCAACTTGGAATGTCCCCTGTTTCCAGTACTCCTCAATCTGCTTTGGAGCTTCCGAATGACGACCCCAGTGAAGACCCCGTTGCCGCTGAATAGCAGCCGATCTCTGCAGTTGACTGCTGGCGGATCCATTGAGATCGAAGCGGCAGCAGATGGTTCCACCTCATCACTGCCTCGATTCCAGATGATCGCCTACACCGGCACCCCCATGCGAGTCGGCGGATGGCGACATCCCGTGGTGATTGACCTTGCTGGCTTGTCCATTCCGTCTCAGTCGCGACCGATCCGGTTTGGACACGACGCACTGTCGGGCGTCGGGCATACCGACAGCATTCGAGTCGAACAAGGCCAACTGCTCGCTTCCGGAGTCGTTTCAAGAGATACGCCGGCAGCGCGAGAGGTCATTACGAGTTCCCGAAACGGCTTTCCCTGGCAGGCGTCTGTTGGGGCTTCAGTGGAAGAGTTTGAATTTGTCAAGGAGTTGCAACAGGTGACCGTCAACGGAAAACAACATCAGGGACCGCTGAACGTGATTCGGCGATCGACACTCGGGGAGATCAGTTTCGTGGACCTCGGCGCAGACGGAGCAACCAGTGCTTCCGTGGCTGCGACGCAGGCGGAAACTGGCAGCGTTGACGCTGACGGAAGTGACTCCGGCGGTGACGTGCAGGTCGTCTCGCACGGCGGAGCCCCTGCCAGTGCTGCCGAAGCACTGCACATGAGCACCACAACGCCGCCCATTCCGCAGTCGGATGTGATTGCTCGACTTCGCCAGCAGGCCGCCAGCGAGCTCGAGCGAATTGAGTCTATTCGTCGCCTCTGCGGTAATCGTCACACGCAGATCGAGGCTCAGGCCGTTCGTGAAGGCTGGGACGCTCAGCGAACTGAGTTGCACATCCTGCGGGCCAATCGTCCGGCGGCTCCTGCCGTGCACGCACCGGATCGCGTGATCAATGCTCAGGTGCTGGAAGCCGCCTGCCTGCGAACTTCCCGATCTCAGGCTGTGGAAGCTCTGTTTGACGCTCGCACACTGGAACTCGCTGATCAACGGTTCCGCGGTGGCATCGGACTGCAGGAACTGCTGCTGGAGGCTGCGTGGGCCAATGGGTACACCGGACGCAACTTCCGTGACACCCGAGGTGTGATGCGAGCGGCCTTTGGAAAGGACGTGCAGGCCGGCTGGTCGACCATCGACATCGGCGGGATTCTGTCCAATGTCGCCAACAAGTTCCTGCTGGAGGGTTTCTTCAGCGTGGAACGCGTCTGGCGCAACATCTGCGCCGTGCGAAATGTGTCGGACTTCAAGACAGTCACCAGTTATCGCCTGATCGGGAAGGACCAGTACGAAACGGTTGCTCCTGGCGG